GCGGGCACTCTGATGAAGCCTAAAAAAGACGGCATGATTATGTGGCGCAAGAAGTCGGATGTCACCGAAGAAGCGATCCATGCAGTTATGCAGTATTTCAAGCAGACAATGGATGGGCACGATAAAACTACTGCCAGCGCGTCCTACGAGTTCGCAGACGGGCGCACGTTGACAGTCAACTTTACGATTACCAAGCCGGATAAAAAGGATGGTGATTAACATGGTAGGGCTTGCAATCTTCCTGTTCATCGTGTTGCTGGTGCTTTTCGCGTTTGCTCTGTGTTCAGAGTTCAAACAGGCGGAACAAGAGGGCGAACGGATGGCCGCAGAATTTACAGCTAGGAGGAACCACCATGCGCACTAAAACCGTTATCGGAATCTCCGCTGGGCTGCTGGGGTCTGCCCTGATCCTGTTTGGCATCACTGCACGGATGGCAGATGCCCGCATTGCTGAGCTGACCGCAGAGCGTGACATCTATGCAAGCCGGGCCGCAAATGAGGCTAATAGAGCAGCCGATATGGAGTATAACTACTCGTCCATGAAGTTAGCCTACGACAAGCTGAAAGCTGCGCACGAGGCCCTTTCTGACGGGCTGACGGCATCCTATGCGGGTGACTTCCTCTGCACATCCTACGATCTGGATTGTGACGTGTGCCAGACTACCAACATCACATACAGCGGCGAGGCCCCGATACCCGGCTACACGGTTGCTGCTGACCTGTCCACCTTCCCCATCGGCACATGGCTGTACATCGAGGGGCTGGGCATCCGCCGGGTGACGGACACGGGCGGCGGCGTGGGCAAGAATCAGCTGGATGTGCTGGTAGCCGGGAACCACGATGACGCTAAGACGTGGCAGGGCTACGGGATGCACCGTGTCTGGATTCTGGAGGGCGTGGAATGACAGCAAAAGATTTGCACGTTGGGCAGACCGTCTACGTTTATTATTGCGGGTATGATCCGCGCCGGGCTAAAGAGTTTGGTCTTAAACCCGCTACGATTAAAAGCATAGGCCGGAAATGGTTTTGTTTGGATGAGATTGGCTATCCCCTCTGCTACCGATTCAGCATTGAAACAGGCAAGATTGATGGGCATGGGTATTCTAGCGAGTACAAAGCTATCCTTGATCCTGCCAAGTATTATGACGCGATAGATCGCAGTATAGTAAATGATGCTACACGACAGATCGGCGCACTACGAAACTGCTCTATGGATCAGATCCGGGAGATCGCCCGTATTCTGGGTATCGAGAACAAATTCTGTGAGCGTAAATACAAAGCCGAAGAAAACGCTTGACTTTTTGTGTGGTCAATAATAATATAGTTGTACACACAATATCGGAAAGGTGGATTTGTCATGGCTGAGAAGATGGGCCGTCCGCTTTCGGAAAATCCCAAGACCACCCGGCTGGAAATCAGGGTAACACCTGATGAAAAGCAGGAAATCATGGAACTGGCTAAAGCGTCCGGCCACAGTCTGCGCGAGTTGTTGCAGATCGGCATTGAAGCCGTGCGGCGGGAAAACGAGCCGGATTGCGAGTATCATTAACGAAAACGGCCTGTTTTAACGAATGAAAGCCCTCAGAGTTTGGAACATTACCAGCTCTGGGGGCTTTTTGTTTTTGTGTGGACAAAAATATTTTGAAAAACTATTGACTTTTTGTGTGGACAAGAATATACTTATTGTGCGGACAAAAAGTAGAACAAGCCGCAGAAAGAAAGGATGACCACTATGAAACCTACGATTGAAATTCTCAGCACCCTGACCGATGACCAATACACCACGTTCCGCATGATGCGCACCCGCTGCTACTGCTGGAACCCCGATGCCGAGAAGATCACCTTTGAATCCGACATCGGCGAACAGACCATGACCTTTGACACATGGGAAGATGCCCGGAGATTTGCGGAAAGCCCCAACAAGAATCAGTACATCCGTAAATCCGATGTCGTGTCTATGCTGAACGAGCGTCTGGACAGCATTAAAACGGGCATGGATTACGCGCGGGATCGGATGGATCACGAAGTATTCAGCCTCTACCATCGCCAGTATACCGAGGTCAAGTCCATCCTGAGTGATCTGGACGATCTGGAGCAGCACGAGTTCTAACAGATGCAAACTCGCCTGACGATGACCCGGCGGCACGGGTCGAAACACTCCCGATGATAGGGAGTGTCGCGGGAGCCAATACCGCAGAACACGGAGGAATGAAATATGCAGACCAGCACATTCAATCGCATTTACAAGACCGCGCAGCAGGTCAATCTTGAGAGCAACGATTGGTTTAACTACGCAGGTTTCTTCTGGGTGAACTTATCTGACAGGCAGCTCCAGAAGATGCAGCAGTTGCTCAAAGCGCAGGGCTGCAAAACCGTGGAGAAGAACGGCGAGGAATGGTTCTCACTGAACAGCGGCATCCTGATTAAGACACACTGATTGACGGAGGGTTTTACCATGAAAAGAGTTACATTCACTTACGATTCCAAGGACATGAAGCAAGGTATCAACGGCAAGATCGGCGAGGCTTGCGCGTCCATCTTGCTGGACGATGACCGGGCAGAGGAAATCCGCGCTGCATTCAACGAGAACCGCAAAGCCGCAGCCACTTACATCATGCGTGAGCGGGCAATCGGATTCTGCTGGAGCTGCGAGCATCTGCGTGGGCGTGGGTTTATCGAGGGCAGCATCAAGAGCGTACAGGTTGAGGACATCTAACAGGGAGGGCAAGACTATGAGCATCGCAACTATTATTCTCGATCAGCTGGGCGGGCCGGGATTTATTATGATGACCGGGGCCAAGGACTTTGTTTCGGACGGTAACACGCTCCGCATGACCCTGCCGCGTAACGCAAGCGGCGCGAACCGTTTGTATATCACCCTCACCCCGATGGATGATTACACGATGCGGTTCTTCAAGCACACCAATGGCCGGATCGCCCGTACGGGCCGCTGGATTGATGACAAGAACACCGATGTCGAGGTGGTCAATGGCGTGTTCTGCGACACGTTGCAGGAGAACTTCACCCGTGTTACCGGGCTGGCAACTCATCTTTGATAGGAGGACAAGACTATGAGCAACATCGAGATTCTGGAGAAGGGCGTTGAGTATACGGTGCTACACAGAACCGTTGACACGCCGCAGCCGTACATTGTGGCGTGGAAGTTCCACCCGCAGACGATGGACTGGGAGCAGGGGCACTATTTCGAGGATCGGGAATCCGCGTTCAAGTGGTTTGCGGAGAACGATCTTTGCAACTGCATCCACTGCGATAAGCAGGGATGCCCGCACCGGGAGGCGTACCGCCGACTGCCCCGGTATCGCGGAGGGCTGGGCCTCTGCCCCAGATTGGAGGACTGAACGATGGAACCGATCACTGTTACTATTACAGTCAACGGAAACACCGTCAAGACCGCCACGTTCGTCAATGTGAACTTCTACAATGAGTTCAAGCGGATTCGGGAAGCACCAGAACCGCTGCTGGCGGTCAGGTCTGCACTTTGCAAGGAGATGGATTACACTGGAGGCATGAAGCCTTACGCCAAATCCTTAGCAGCTGAGATGTGGCACATTGCCCACGCTCACGCACTCCAGCAGTTACAGGATGAACTACTGGAAAAAGAAATGGCCGATATTTTGAATCAGCCCGATTGAAAGGAGCGTTTACAATGGCAATCGTTGAGAATGAGAATGACTTGATGATAGGATGGATGATAATTCGCACGGTATTCAACTCTCCCAACATCCCGGACTACCCCGGCAAGGCGGATGCCCTGATCCGCTTGAAGCGGGCGATGCGGAAGTTCATGCGCGAACAGCCGCCGTGCCGGGAGTGGATCGTTAAGGACTACTACGATGGATCGTGCATCCAGCTGGAGCAGTTACCGGATGAGCTGGATAGCTACACCGAGGACGAAGTGCAGGAGTGGTTCATGTGGAATCGGTACATGACCGCCACGCCTAGCCAGTACGATTGCACAGGTCAGCTGTTCACAAACTGGTTCAAGCTGACCCGGCGGCGTGGTCACTGGTTCGCATACCATTCAATCGGTCGAGATGTATAAGATCAGATGCCCCGTGGATTTGATGCTCACGGGGTTTATTTTTTGACTTGTATAATATTTTTGTCGAAAGTATATTGACAAAAATATTATTTTAGTCTATAATAAGAGCGTAGACAGACCACAGGAAAAACGGAGGAACGAGCAATGTACAACAAGCACGAGATCATGGTTAGAGCATGGGCAATCCGCAAGAGCGCAGGCGTTGACATGGCTACCGCCCTCCGCGCTGCATGGGCAGTGGTCAAGGCAGTCAAAAAGGCTGACGAGATCGGCGAGAACTCCGGCTGGAACCACAAGACCGTTGAGAACGATTGGGTTAAGTACGGCAAGAATCGCACCTATGTTTCTTCCCGCATCTATACCAACGCTTGGAACCTCAAGCACGAGTACAAGATCGGGTATGTCGATAACACGACTGGCGTGTTTTACGCCGACTGAGAATCAAGGAGGACAATACAATGGATGTTATGAACGATTACAAGTACCCTATCAATGAGATTTGGTACGCTAGAAAGTTCAAGGATCATACCCGTTTGAAGATGCTCTTGAAAGAGTATAAGCGGCTGAATCAGGGCGTTGTCACCAAGGTAGGGATGTGGCACACTGAGGCAGAGGAACAGATGTCCGTGATAGGATTCATCCCCTATAAGGATAACCAGTGTGAATGTTTCTACATGAGCAGAAAGGATCGCCGCAAAAAATAAGGAGGGCTACACGATGCGCAAAATCATCAACGGGGCACGGTACGATACGGATACCGCAAAGAAACTGGGGCATTGGGAAAGTGGCGAGGACTGTCGAGAGTTTTCGTACTATGAAGAGTCCCTGTATCGCACAAAAGCAGGCAAGTATTTCATCCACGGAGCAGGAAATGCCGCGTCACCCTATGCAAAGATTTCGGATGACCGTAGGCGCGGCGGCGAGCAGATCATCGCGGCAAGCGAAGATGCCGCCCGAAAATGGGCGGAGGAAAAGCTGGATGCGGATGACTATGAATCCATTTTCGGAGAGATTGCCGAGGGCGAATACACTCCCGTATCTGTT